ATTTTTCGGCTGGAAAGCCGCATGTCTCCGTCGTGCGTTTTGTGTGGCTTTGCACAAGTTTTAGGCAGATTTCTGGTGTTCTTGACTTGTGCCGCGTCTTGTGGTACATTCCGTGGCATCGAAGTTTCGGAGTCTGATATGAACTGCCTGACGGTCGAGAAAGAACGTTACGTTGTACCAAAGTTCGTTGAAATGCGAAAGATCATTACGGAATCTGGTGCTAGGATCAAGAGCACTGCGGATTCTGTTGGTCACGTGTGGTTTGGTGCGATGTTAGGAACCCTTGTTGCATCTCGCATATGGCGCCAACCAGTGGGGATCGCTTTTTGGGTGAAACAGTTTGAGGGGGTTGACCCACAACAAAGCGAGCGTGTGCTTCAAGCTATGCTAAGGATGGGGTATCTCGAAGACATTACACGCGGCCGCCGCGGGAAAGATGAAGAAGGTAATGTCCAAGGCGCCAAAGCACTGATCAGACCATCATTCGAAGTCTTGAATCTGGTAGAATGGGGTGAAACCCACCTATCATGCCGTGGGTGCAACCAGACCGCCAGAAGCATCGCCTATGGGGAAGCGACTGCTTTCAAGGCGCACTATTGCGAACCCACCATGGGCAAGAAGTCGGAAGAAGACGCAAAGTTTCTTTGGCAATATTCGCAATACGTTCATGGGAAGACAAACGCCCCGACGAATCGCGGGTTTGTCAGGCGGTTTGGTGAGAACCTGTTCACTGGTGGTAGGATTGATTCCGACTATCAGCATCTTTCCAAGGAAGACAGAACAAAAATCACTATCAAAGGTGAGGCGACCGAAGAACTGGACTACCCAGAGAACCACCCAAGGATTCTTGCGGCCGTTTCTGGGTTTGATCTTGCTGGCGTGTATGAAGTGGTTCCGTGGTGTACACGTGCGGAAGGAAAGCTTGCTGTCAATATCATCCTGAACTCACCGAACCCAGAAGCGACCATGGCCCACACCATGGATTGGACGATGGACAAGATTATGACGTTTTTTGCAATAATGCGCTCCGAATTCCCAGAACTGATGCGATACTCTGGAAAGCAGGTCGGGCTTCAGCTTCAGTACATCGAATCGGAAATCATCATGGGTCTTATGCGCAAAATGCATAAGCAACGTGAAGTGTGCTTGCCCGTGCACGATAGTCTGATAGTCAGACGGGGCATTGCACCGACCGTTCGTTCCATGATGGCCGACGAATGGCAGTCGGTGGTTTCAAAGTATCAAGGCATTGATCTGACCGAAGAACTGAAACGGGACATTTATCGAATCAACTTTGGCCTTCGTAGGAGGAAGAATGTTAAGGATGTTTTCATAAATACCAAAAACACAACTGGAGACGCCCATGTTGAATGATTTTGTAAACTTCTTCGACTTGTTCGATGTAATCGCTCTGATGACTATTATTGGTATCCTGATGTCTGGTCGCAGGCGTGTCAGACTGGCCAACGACGCTCACCTAGAAATGATCTATGCTCTTCGTAGCATCCGTGCCCAAATGCTGGGCATTGAGATGACCACACAGAGTATCAAGCTTGAACACCAGCAGTTGCGCGATTCCATCACCACAATGAATGAACGGCTGCAGTGCATGCAGCGGCAGATTGACAATCAGAAGTAACCGTTGTACAATGACATTTCCTTTCCTTTGGAGTAAACAGAATGAGCAAAAATGAAACCATTTCCTTTGATCCGTCGCAACATCTTTGGGTTGAAAAGTATCGCCCACAACGGATTGAGGATTGCATCCTCCCAGAGCGTCTGAAACAGACGTTCCAAAACTTCGTTACCGCTGGCGAGTTTCCGTCTCTTCTGCTGTCTGGTGGTGCTGGTGTGGGAAAAACCACTGTGGCAAAAGCGCTTTGCAATGAACTGGGGATTGATTGGATTCTCATTAACGCGTCCAGTGAGCGCGGCATTGACGTGCTTCGAAACGAAATAACGTCGTTTGCCTCAACTGTCAGCTTCGGTGGTGGTAAGTTTAAGTGTGTCATTCTCGATGAGTTTGACCATTCAACCCCACTACTCCAAGCCGCCATGCGGTCGGCCATCGAAGACTTCAGCAAGACGTGTGTGTTCATTGGGACCGTCAACTACCCCAACAAGATCATTGACCCGCTGAAGTCACGTATGTCACTTATTGACGTGACACCGACCAAAGAAGAAAAGCCAGAACTGGCTGCTACCTTCTTCGCCCGCGTGAAACAGATTCTCAAGAATGAGAATGTTGACTTCACCACGGCTGCAATTCGTGAACTGATCCTGCGTCACGCCCCAGATTATCGCCGTATTCTGAATGAACTCCAGAAACTGGGTCAGGCTGGCGTCAAGATCGATGAGGAAGCAGTTGCGACAACCACTAAGGACGTGCAAATCACACGTCTGGTGGCCGCAATGAAGGCCAAAGACTTCCCGTCTATGCGTCAGTGGGTTGCAGCAAACATTGATAACGACGTTAACATCCTGTTCCGCCGTCTGTATGACGCCCTGTCCGACATTCTGGAACCTTCATCCATCCCAGAGGCCATCATTCGGATTGCCGAATACCAATTCAGGGGCGTCACTTGCCCCGACCCAGAAATCAACTTCACTGCATGCTGTCTTGAACTGATGGTTCTCGATTTCAAGGGGTAAACCATGGCAGTATTTGACATTTTCAAAGACTGGATGCCGTCCATCAATGAGAAACGTTCTTATCTGTTTGATGGGGTTGATACTGAAACGGTTGAGAAAGAATACCCCGCCTTCATGGTGAATCGTGCTCTTTCACAGACAGCGGATACAGTCTTTGCGGCAAATGAGATTCAGCGGTATGCAAGCACTTTGGACCCTAAATTACAGTATGACTTCCTTTACCACTTCATCCCGAAGAAGAAACGGTTTGGAAAGTGGGCCAAGGGAGAGAAACACGAAGAAGTTTCGCTGATCATGGATTGCTATAACGTTTCGCGACGGAAGGCTGAAGAACTTCTCCCCCTTCATAGTGAAGATGACTTTAATAGCATGAGAGAATATTTGAATAAGGGTGGTAAACATGGCAAAGATTTGGGTTGATTATGATGAGATTCTTTCTCGCGCAGTAGAAATCGAACCACTGGATAACTCACAGTTCGCAATCGTGCGTGAAACGCTAACTCGCATGGGGCATGCCCGCGAAAGTGGTACTGAACTGGTTCAGGTGGCGCACATCCTGTCCAAGAAAGGCAAATACTACATCATTCACTTTAAGCTACTGTATGAACTGGACGGCCGCTTCAGTACGTTTGGTACGCGCGACGAAGGTCAAATGAACACAATTGCTGCCCTACTGGAACGCTGGGGAATGGTGAAGATCGTCAACAAAGACCGTCTGAAGATTTTCGCCGACCCGCGCGATATCGACCTAGTTCGTCACGGCGACAAACAGAAGTGGAACCTCGTTGCCCGCTATAAGTTTGGTCGCAACGCAGAATAAACACGATGGGCGCCTTGTGCGCCCATTTTCACATAAAGGATTGAAAATGCTTAATGAGAACGTTTCTCAAAACCAGCTAGTAGCCGATCGGCTTCTGGCAAACGTCTTTGGTGTGATGGTGTTCTATTCTCTCGGTAGCACCCCTGCGCTGCGTGAAATTCTGCAGGCGTTCAAAGCGACCACGCCGCAGACACTGGGTGATTCGGAAATTGAAAGCACCATCAAGGATGCCCTGAATGTCGGCCTGATCCGTCAACAAACCGCCGTCCATCTGGTGAAACTGTTTATTGGTATGAAGGGCAAACGCCTGAAACCAGAAAGCCTAACTGATGCGCTTCTGGGTGGCCTGATGGCAGAATGTCGCTTCCAAGTAGTGAAACCACATGTTCTGTTCCGTGGTCTGGTGAAGCAGGTGTCTGATGGTGATATGGCAGTCCGTCAGATGGTCGCTGACATGTATAAAACCATGAAGGCCCGTAAGAAAGAGTTTATCGGAGTGGTCGGGGCCTTTATGGACATTGGCCGCAGATACGCACAGAAACTTGGCCTCGAATCTGAAGGCGATGGTCTGGAACTTTCGTTGGAACCAGTGGAAGAACCGAAAATCGATTATGTTTCTCGGTTTGTCGAACTGGTGGTTTCATCAAACATCCCCAGAAACGAAGCTTTCGAGATTATTCAGAACGCTGATAGGGAAGACCTTCTGAAAGCCGTCCGTGCCCGTGTGAAGGAAGACAAACAGTATTCGCTTGCATTTTACAAGATGCTCTTCTTGACGCCGTATAGCATTGTAGGGCCGTTTGGTGAAAGCATGCTTCGCGCCATGATGACAGAGTTTTCGGACCTACCGAACCGACCGAAAGTGGAAGAAGTTGGCCTGTACCTGACAGACCTGATTGATCGCCTTCAAGCGGCCCAAACGGACCCGCATAATGTGGACCAGTTCGCCAAGATGTTTGTCACGACGGCCGACCTGTCCGAGAAGCGGGAAATGCTGAAGGTTGCGCTGTCGTTCGTTGGCAACGCCGATTTAACCACCATCAAACAGTTTCACAATGCACTGGGTGTTTCGTTTGAAGACATTCTGGAATGGACAATCAACGACACACCAGCGGCAGTGGCTGATCTGGTGAAGGATCAAGCATATGCTGGCATGATCAATGGAACCATTATCGAGCGATTGAAAGAAGCAAACGTTCCATACATCGGCCTGCTTTCGATTCTGTCCAAGACTGATCTTGATGCCAGCCAATATGTTTCGCAGGAAGACCTTAAAGCAGCAGTCGAACGCGGCCAGCAACAGATCAAGCAGTATGCTGCAAAGTTTGTGGTTGCCGACGAACTGAAGGGAATTGCTGATAAAGCCAAGGAATCGTATCTGTCTGGGAACACCAGTGCGCTGGATATCCTTTCGGCAGCACTGTCCAGTGTCGAACTTCGGGAAGTGCTTGAATCAATCCCAGCAAAGGACATTATCGAGAACCACCCGACCGCGCTTTGCAATCGCACCATCGTCGAGACACTATCACCGCAGAAACTTACCGCGATAGCAAATGAAGCTGACGAATCGTATGTGGTTGAAGGCATGTTTGAAGTGCTTGCAACATCGAAGCGTAAACTTGGCCCATCGGAATTTGCATATATCCTGAATAACCTGAAAGTTGCTGGTGTCAACGTATGGTCTGCGAAGGAACTGATTACCAATGAAGTGATTGAAGGGGCTTCGGATTATCTGGAAGCTCTTGAAAGCGGTCTGGTTCGTACTGACCTGAAAGACCAGTTGCTGAATATGATTGGTCAAGACGCCACCGCGATCAAAACGGCCCGCGAACTGAACAAGGTTGATCTGATCCACCCGACGAAGATTCTTTCCCCAGAGAAAATGCTCGATGTGCTTCAGATTAACAACATCAGCATCACACCGTCGGAACCACCGAAGAACGGCGAACGGATTGCCGACTATCTGAAACGGATTCCAGCCGCCAGTATTGGCGAACTTCACGCCGAAGATGAGAACCTTTCTCAAGCAGAGCTGGAACGCCGCTCTGTAGAGTATGACGTGTTCAACGCATACCGCCATGGTAACGTATCCGTGCTATTCGAGAAATCGTTCTCGCTGACGGTTCCAGTGATGGAAGAAGGTATGAAACGATTTGAGGCTGAAGTGCGCGACCGTGGTGATGATCCCAACTTCATGTCACCGATGTTTCATGGCACCAGCAGTCTTGCGGCGTCATTCATCTGCCGCAACGGGTTCCGCATCATTGAAGAATCGTCTGCTATCCAGATTACTGGCAAGGCGATCGGCAACGGTGTGTATGTGACAAACGTTCTCGATAAGGCCAGCGCCTATGTGTCTGATGATGGATTTGACCAGACCACTGGTTCCCGCGGTGGGTACCTTCTGGAAATGGATTGCCTGTTGGGCCGTAGGGGTTCTGAATGGGACGCCACGGGCCTTGCTGGTGAGATCAACACCACGGGCTATCTGTCGCCAGAATGGGTTCTGTTCCGTCCGAATGAGCAACTGCGCATCACCAAAGCGCATCGGGTGCGGATCATCCCAGCAGAAGAGATGCAACGTCTGCATCAGCGCTACGGTACAAATGAGAATGTGTTTCAAGTGAAGTCCTTCAAGACGTTTGTGAATGAAGGTTACGCGCCAAAACGTGATTGTGTATCATACATCTTTGCTGATGGTATGATTCCGACCAAGGGCGGAGAACTGAAACGCTGGTCCGAGTATCCGCAGACTGGCAATGTACGAGTTGAACCGTCTGGTATGGGTCCGATTGTTAAAATCTTTAACAATGATGGTCTGAACCAAACGTTCTACGTGAAGTCAAGTGCTGTATTCTTGAACAGTCAAGATGAACTGGAACGGTTCCTGTCCCTGATCTAAGCCACAAAGCCCGTTGAGCACCGCTTGACGGGCTTTTTCTTTGTGGTATGATACATAACTGCAGTAGTTCCCACGTCTAAGAAGTGATGATATGATCCAGATTTCCGAAAATTCCATCTACACCAATGCGGCCAGCAAGAAAGAGTTTCTGGCTGACAAACAGCGGGTTATTGATGCGTTCCTGATCAACTTCCTAGGGCAAGTCGGTCTGTATCAGCACGGCAAAAAGGCCAAACTGGTCGCCTCGCTGAAGGCAGACGATAACGTTCGCCTGAACGCCATCACGGATGAGCACAAAGACCTGGCCGTAACTCTGAAGGCGGCCTTCCAGATTGGCGCAATCAAGCTGGCCAACGGCAACCGCTTCACGAAGTTCATTCTTGAACTGAAACAAGGCAAACTGCAGTCAGAAGACGTTACTGATGCCGCCGTTCGTCAGCTTCTGAAAGGCATCAACTTCAAGGCGTTCCTTCCATCACAGAAGATGAAAGTCATTCTCAATGACTTCGTTGATGGAGGCACGCTGTCTGCTGCGGTGAAGGCAATCTATCAACTGGTCAAGGTCAACAAGCAGTATACCCAGCTGGGCCAAGAGTTCATGGAACTTGCCCGCCAGTATGTCGGCGTGCTGGGTGATGATGCTCAACCAGCTGATGAACCCGTTTCAGCTGGTTCCGCCTTCGGTGACACGGAACACATTCCAGCCGCACCAGTGTTCCAGAAACAAGACCCGAAAGAAGGCCCGATCGATACCAATGAGGGTAACCTTTACGATATCGTCACAGCCCGCGACGCAAAGGCCCGCGCCAAGGATTTTGGCTTTGATTTCGACATTAAGGCACATGCCGAAGAGTTCGCTCGCCGCCTGCTGGCCGCTTCGAACGTCAACCGCTATGCTGCTTCAGTGCTGGGTCATGCGCTGTCTGGTGCCATCCTGAAGCATAAACTGGCTGATCTGGCCCTGCTGGTGCTGCTGCAAGCTGCACAACAGTACGATTACCAGAACGCCGCGCAGGCTGAAGCCGACGCTAAAGACCTTGATCCGAAACTGAAGGAAATCGCCAAAGGCGCGACCGTCTGGGGCATGACGCTTGCAGACGCTCAAGGCATTGTTGAGCGCAACTTCCCGAAGATGGCCACCAATGAGCATTTCATCACTACGATGATGCCAGCGGTTGATCGTGTTTTCGGTGTCAAGGTTGACGCCGAAGAACTGAAGACCGCCATTGCTCTTAACAACACGCCGAAATCAGATATCGCCAAGGAAATCTTTGGTGCTGCTGGAAGCAAGGCGTACGAAGTTGCCCGCAAATACGGCATTGATCTGACTGTTAAGGCTGCCAGCAGCGCCGTTGTTGACTGGTTCGAACAAAACAAACCAGAAGTTGTGCAGAACATCAGCATCAATAATTGGCTGAAAGGTATGGGTAAAGCGATGATTGCTGCTGGTGATGCCCGTTCGTGGTTCATCGGCTGGCTGATCGCTGGCCAAGAATCGGTGCGTGCCAATCTACCCCACCCGATTGAAACGCTTGCTGAAGCGTTTGCGAAACAGCCGCAGCTAATCACTGGTGCTCAGGGCGTGTTCGGTAAGGACGTTACTGCCATGACCCGCTATGTTGCTGGTGTGGTCAAAAAGGTTGTTATTGACGGCCTTCAAGGCCAGTATGGTACTGATAACTTCCTGCCACGGTCCGAAGACAGCGTACAGACGTTTGACCAATACGCTAAAGCTGGCTATGATCTGAACGCAATTCTGCCTTCCGACCAATGGTTCCGTCTGGCGGTTCTGGTTGCCGCGAACAAGCAGGTTGGCACCAGCACCTACCATGAGGCCATCAAGGCGGTCGGTGTGAAACAGCGTCAAGACGGTGAGAAAATCATCATCGATGTGACGGATGCACCAGAGAAATTCAAGGTGTCGTTTGCAGATTACATCGAGGCGGGTGTTATCAAGCAGTGTGGTACGAATGTTGCTTTTGAACTTCCGAAATCAAAACCAGAAATCACCGAAGCAGATATCGTTGACATGCTGTCTGGCACGAAACGTCCAGATATCGATCTTGCAGAAAACAAGGAAACAGTTCTTTCGCTGGTGAAGACTTGGATTGAACGTGCTGGTAGCAAGATGCCTCGCGGCGCGACTAGTAGCGAAATTGGTCTGTGGATTAAAGCAGTTGCCACAGAGTTGTATTCGTTCCTGACACTGGTAAATCTGTATACAGTAGCGGCCGCCAAGAATGGAACGGGGATTCTAGAAGCAGCCATTGAGGCATATCAGCCGTCCGATAAACTGCCGATTCTGAAATGGAATGGCTTTGGTGCGGTTGATATGTTCATTTCAATCCGCGAATCCATTTCAAGCCACCTTTCAAGCGTCGTTGCGGCGGTTCCAGTGGACCAGATGCAAGATTTCGTGCGGAATAACACGAATTTCTTGAAGCTGGTCGAACGGAAGGGAATCAACACCGTTGACGGTCTTGTAGGCGCGCTCATCAAAACACAGCCGACTAACCGCAGACTGGTTCTTCTGAACGCACTGCGGGATGTTTACAAAGGTGCCGATGCTCTTTTCATGGCACTGGCGAAACGCATCGATCTGAAAGTCAGCGTTGTTGGCGATCAAATCCAGATTGAAGATAGTGAAGATATTGCTGATATCAGAGATTATCTTCGTCCGCCAGTAGTTGTTTTGTCAAAGGACAAAGAAAACGCCAGAGCGCTTACTGATGATGACGCCCGCAAGATCGTGAATGCCACTGGCGAAACGTTTGACCGCGAAGTTGAACGTCTTGGCCTCAAAGATAATGAAATAGCTGGTGCCTTCATTCGTTGGCTTGACAGTGCTTCAAAAGCACGGATTGATAGCATTAGAAGATACGCTGCCTTTACGATAACAAATCCGATGATTAAGAAGCTGGTCGCTCTTGGTGATGTGGGTGTGCAGGCAGTGTTGCTATTCAACATTAAAGAAAGCGGGTTTGCCGCAATCAATACCATCGTTCATCTGATTCCGTCTGGTCGGATTTCGAAGTTTGAGCCGTGGTTCGATGCCAAAGGTGTCCGCGCTGACGCGATTCGGTCCGTAGTGTTCATGATGCTTGAGGGTGGTGCCAGTGATGGTACGCAATACTACTATGGTGATGCTGCTGGTAAGCTGTTCAAACGGTTGGATGATAAAATCGGTCTGGATGCGAGCAAAATCCCCGATTCGTCGCCACGCCGAATGATGGCTTTCTATGATGTTGTTCCAAACGAATCGATGGGTGACGCAATCAAAACCAAACTCACAAAAATGGGTTATGGTGTTCGGTTCGAAGAAAAGAAACTGGTCATCGACGTGTCGAAAGATGAGTTTACTCTCATCGATTACTTCAAGCTTCTGACTGGGGGGAATGTCGTACCTGAACTCACTGTTGACTATGGTAAAGTCCAAACCGCGTTTGAAATTCTGTTCTCCGATGCTCGCAGCAGCGAGGAAATTGAGTATCTCAAAGGCGTGTTTGACTATGCCGAACTGGGCAAAATCAAGGATTCTTTGGAAACCGCGATTGCTGGTCGGGATGTGATTAAAGACCTGTATAACTGGATGAGTAAAGGTGGTGTGTCTGTACCGCTTAAGATTGCTAGTATTGTTGAGGAACAAATCGTCAAGCTGATTCCGAACAAAATCGAGAAATTCGGTGATGGCAAGTTGGCTTTGAAGTTTTATTCACGGATGGTTGATCGTGAATATGGTTTGAACTTCGTGCGGATGTTTGGAACCATTTTCTCACGGATTGATATCGACTTCCTTCGTGAAGTCTTCTTGAACAATCTTGCAAGCCCAGATGATGTGGTGCGCGAAATGGTGGAGATTTTCGCTTCTGCTGGGGTTACCCACAGAACTGTGATTGATTGGATGAAGGAAGCGAACGTTCCAACAAAGATCATCATGGGCAAAATCAGTAAGTCGCCGCTCGCCATCGCAGCCCTGACGGTCGAAGAGAAGAAAGAAGTATACGGGACCATTGAAGACGAAACGTATCAGACCATGTTCCTTTCTCATTGTGGTGATGATATCGCAAAGGTGGTTGATGAAGATGAAATGGTGCGCCTCGCAACTGCAGATCACTTTGGACATGTTATCCCAGCGGCAAGGGTAATCTACGACGCATTGCCACCAAACCGACGTGCCGAATGCATCGAACGAATGGTGACGGATACAAGCCACCTGAAAGGCCAGAACCTGAACCGCGCGTTTTTGTTCGATCAGACGTATACGCTGGAAGTAATTCAGCGCATTGGGTCGGCCGATTTTGCAGCAAAATACAGCACGTTCTTCGGGATTGATACGATTGTTGCTGCTCTGCCATCTTCCTTTGTTGATGGCGTTCTGAACAACGAAGATAAGATCAAGCAGTATTCGGAAATTCTGTTGGAAACTGGTGGCGAAGGCCCAGCACAAGTTGCCGCTTACATCAACAAGCATCATGATGTAATAGCATACGTCGGTCTTCTGAAGGCCGCCATCCTGCTGTACGGCATCGACGTGGTTCGTCTGGTTGATAATAACCTGATTGAAGAATCGCTTGGATTGATTGCTAAAGACGTTGCGCTTTCGAAGGTTCTAATGTCGATCAAGGATGATCCGTCTGGCATCAAACCACTGTACAATCTCTCGCCAACGGATGTTAAGAATATCATTAGGTTTAATGATCTTCCTGCACCGAAGGCCCTGAAACGTAAAGTGGGTGAAAGTCCTATTGAATACCTGAACAGGATTAAGGCACCGACACTGGAACGGATTGCGGTTGAGGCCATGCCAGACGATGCCGAAACGCTTGCACGCCAAAGCATCGAGTATCACCGCTTCAACTCTGGTAAGCACGGTAAAATCTTCGTGACGTTTCTGAAGAGTTACAATTACAACGCCAAGAACATCGAAGCGTTTGAGCAGTTTAGAAACGATTTGAGTGAACGCGGTGTTGATAATAACGTCTTTGAGCATGCCTTCCATGGTACAGGTTCTGCGGTTGCCCCGATGATCCTTCGAAACGGCTTCAAGGTTATCAAGAGCAAAGAAGGTATCAAAGCTGGTCGGATGCTGGGTGATGGGATTTATTTCTCCAACGTGCTTGACAAAGTGGCGTCGTATGTCGGGGATATGAATACCAATAACAACGGCTATGGCAGACGGTATGGCACACGCGGCTATATCTTCGAAATGGATGCGCTGTTGGGCGTCCGCGGTGAAGACTACCAGTCTGCTGGCGTTTCTGGTGCAACGTCTGGTGTTTCTGTGATTAGCCCAGAATGGTGTGTGGTTGATCCTAACAAACAACTGCTGATCAAGAAAGTTCATCTGGTGGAAATCACTTCCATGAAAGAACTGGACAGGATCGCCGCGAAGTTGGGTTCTGGTATGATTGGAGAAAACGTTATGGAAATCAAGACATTTAAGCAGCACATCGCCAACAAAGCACCATCGATCAAGGCTTCTTACATCTTCGTGTTCCGCGATGGTAAGATTCCTCTGCTGGACGGTACAGCGGTTTCCTATGAAGATTTTGAGGAAACTGCTAACATCAAGAAGTACATGACGCAATACGGTCCAGCCGTTGAAATGACTGGTGAAGGACTTGATGAGCCACGGTACTTTGACGTCTTGAGCACCACAGCCTTCTTGGCCGATCCAACCAGCGCGAACTTCTACGCTGAAGCTATCCGCAAGTCTATCTGATAGACCCTAAGCCCCCGATCAGGCACCACGCTTGACGGGGGCTTTCTTTTGTGCTATGCTGTAGTCTCAATCATCATTGTGGAGCAAGCATGTCGTTTCCTACACACTTTCACGGTCTGGGCAATGCTATCAACCTTCGATGGGTTGACGATCAAGGGCGCCACCACACCGACCGTATCACTAATTGGGGTCCAACGCTATACACAACCACAAATGAGAAAGATTCTCAATACAAATCCCTGACGGGCGAGAATCTGAAACAACTGCCGTTCGATTCCATCAAAGACGCCAAAAACTTCATTGACGAATACGGTTCGGTGGAAGGTTTCCGCCTCTTCGGTAACGATAACTGGGCATACCAATACGTCGATTCCCGTTGGCCAGAAGAACACGTTTCGTATGATGAGACGAAGATCAAGGTCTACTATCTGGACATTGAGACTGAAGTCGGCAATGAGTTCCCAGAACCGAAACTGGCCTTGCAGAGAATCAATCTCATCACCGTGTTCGACGGCAGTACATTTCACGTCTGGTCCTTCAAGGATACGGAACTAAACGACACCGAGTATGGGTATCCAGTGGTGAAACACTGCCTTAATCGGGAAGACACCATGCTGCGTTCCTTCGTGTCTTGGATGGAAGGCAACCCGCCCGACGTACTGTCTGGCTGGAACAGTGCTGGCTTTGACTTGCTGTACATCGTTCGTCGCGTCCGCTCGCAACTGGGTGAAGACTGGGTGAAGAAGCTGTCGCCTTTCGGCCGCGTGTCTGAACGCGACCACAAGGAAGGTGATGGGGTGGATGTGACGCTTCACGGCATTGAGCACTTGGACTACATGCTTCTGTTCAAGAAGTTCATCCCTGGGGAACGTGAATGGTCGCTTGATTCGGTTGCAGAAGACATTCTGTCGGAGAACAAACTTCACAACCCGTTCTCGACGTTCCGCGAGTTCTATGAAAACGATTGGCCGACGTTCTCCCGCTACAACGTGCGAGACGTTCAACTGCTGGTGAAGCTGGATGCCAAACTGAAACTCATGTCGCTGTGTTTCTCGGTGGCGTACATGACGAAGGTAAACTACACCGACGTTCTGGGCACGGTGAAAGTGTGGGATGCGTTCATCCAGAACTACCTGCGGTCCAAGAACCAGTTCGTTCAAGCATGCTACTCTCCCCCGCCGCCCGCCGACAGGCAGATTGCTGGTGGATACGTGATGGACCCGAAGACTGGCCGCCATGCTCACGTCGTATCGTTTGACGCCACCTCGCTGTATCCGTCCATCATACGCACATTCAACATGTCACCCGAAACGCTTGTGCAGCCAGATGAGTTGCCAGAAGACTTGCGCCCGTGGTTCGATCGGATTCAGATTGATGAAATCGTTGCTGGTGTGGATGAGAACCTTTCTCGACTACTTGAAAGGCACAATCTGTCCATGACGGCAAACGGACAGTTTTTCAGACGCGACAAGGCTGGTATTATGGCGTTTCTAACCAATATGGTGTTTGAGGGCCGTGTTAAGGCTAAGAAGGAAATGAAGCAATGGAAGAAGGAATTGATTGAAGTTGAAGACCAAATAAAGGCAATTGAAAATGAACTTAGACTTCTACGAGGAAATACGTGACATATCCGTTAATCAGCATTATGCCAGCAGATATGTCAGGTTAATGCGCCATTACCAGTCACTGCGACTTAAGAAAGGTGAGCGCCACCATGTATTGCCACGCTCGCTATTCCCAAACTACAAATACAAGCGCGGTAACGTTGTTTGCCTGCCTTACAGGGTTCATTTCATAGCCCACATGATGTTGTGGTTGGCAACTAAACACGAAAAGATGGCAATGGCCCTGAATATGATGGGCAACTTCCGTTTCAAGTCTAGGTCATATGAACGATACAGAACTAGGGTAGTTGCGCAAATTGGACAGAACGCGAGGGGCAGGCGGTGGTTCAATAATCCAGACACAAACGAAACGATTTTCGTTTACCCAGAAGAAGTGCCAGATGGGTTCGTCGCTGGGCTTGGCAAAACCATAAGTGAGGCTACAAGCAAAAGAACTTCTGGCATGTTGTTTTGGTATAGCCCATCGCAAGGCGAAGTCATTCGGGCGAGAGAGCGTCCAGATGGTGATTGGGTCAACAGCCGCGGCCCAAAGTTCGAAGGTTTCTCAAAAATCAACGATGGGATAAAGGTATTTGACTTGAAGGCAAAGAAGAAGTATACTGTGCCACATGGTTCAGTTATGGAGGCATGGCACTTCCCGTGCCATGGCGGCAGGGATGATGACAAGTATGTCTTTGTGAAAGATGGTTCGGTGTATATGACTTCCACCCTGTGCCTTCCAAACCAGTATAGGATCAGATATAAGCAAGATATGTCTGATTATGTGGTTCCGACCATGAGGAATAGTTCGCGGTCTGAACAAAGGACGTTGGAATTTTGTCGGATTCATGCTGGGAAGGGCGTGATTCAACTTGGGTTTGAGATTTATAAACTGAAAGATTTTGAATGGAAGGAATGGTATGTCAAGGGAACGCCAATTACTCGACCAACTAGAAACGTTAAAGAACAGGAAGAAACACTTAGAAAGTTTGGTTTCATCCCTTGATAACAGGCAGGGTGCACTTAAGATTCTGATTAACTCGTTGTACGGATGTACCGCTAGTCGCTTCTTCCGCTTCTATGATTTCCGTCTGGCAGAAGGCATCACCACCACTGGCCAATCGTTCATCCAGCGAATTGGTCATGAAGCGGCCGCATACGTCGATAAGCTGTCTGGCACCACTGGTTCGGCCATCTACACCGACACCGATTCCGTCTATCTCGGGCTGGATGATGTGGTGAAGAAGATCGGTCTGGATAAGAAGCCCATCGAAGAACGGATTACCCCAATCGATGAATTCTGCAAGGCCAAACTGGGTAAGAAGATCGCCGCTTCTTGCGAACGGTTCTCATCCGACCTGAACACATACGAACGTCACCTTGAAATGAAGCGTGAGAAAATCTGTGAAGCAGGTGTCTGGGTTGCCAAGAAACGTTACGTCTTGCTAGCTTGGGATGATGAAGGTGTCCGCTACCACGAACCAAAGATTGCAGTGACTGGTCTTGAGGTTAAGCGCTCTTCCACACCGAAAGTGGTTCGTAAGGCCCTTGGTGACGCCCTGATCGTCTTTGCCAAAGGCACCGAAGAAGAGTTGCATCAGCTAGTGAAGAACGCCAAGCAAGAATTCATGGCATCGCCGCTGGTCGAGATTGCGATTCCGTCTGGTGTCAACGGTCTGAAGGACAAAGCTGATGCGAAGAACATCTATCAGAAGGGTTGCCCGCAGCACGTTCGCGCGTCGCTTCTGTACAATCACTATCTGAAGCAACACAAGATCGAGGGGAAGTACAACCCTATTCTTGAAGGTGGCAAGATGAAACGCGTCCCGCTGGTGATGCCAAACCCGATCAAAGAGAATGTCATTGGCTTCATCGACAAACTCCCAGAAGAGTTTGGGTTGACGCAATATATTGATTTTGATGAACTATTTGAGAAAACGTTCATCCAAGCAGCCGACAGGATTGCACAAGCTGTCGGTTGGACGGTGGAGCCGAAGGCAAGTCTTGAAAGCTGGTTCGGCTGACCGTTCGTCGGGAGTATAGACGGGCACTTGACAAAGCATCGGGTGTCCGTCATACTACCATCACTTTCACAACACGCCTATAGGAAGGCAAACATGAAAACCGAAAACTTCGAACTCGAATACAGCAAAGCTTCCCGCCAGATTGGCTACAAAAAGCATGCTGCCAAACGTAGCTACGTTGAATCGGATGAGAAAGTTAACAAACGCATTCGTTCGGGCAAACTCGATCACGCCCGCTACGAAGCCGCGTTTGACATGGAAGAAGAGTTTGACGGCGCCACGATGCGCCAAATTTACCTTCTGCAACGGGGTTGGAAATGAGCTTGGAACAAATCATTGAATGCGTCCAGACGTACGGCCATCAAGCCTACGACGATTACGACACGTTCTATCTCGGGCGCTATACTGTACGGGACGATGGGACGACACTTAGCGTCGCTTCCGACGATTGGTGTGCAGAGCGGAATGGTGATGCGTGGCACTATAGGGGGATTACGGAACGGGAGTTCAAAGAGTTCTGCGAAGACGGCCTTCCGTCACCGTATTACCCAGTCGAAGAAGCACATGATCTGCTGTATGCACCGAAGATGACCGAAGACGGATACAAGCCGTTCCTTCAGGCACGATCGGATGTTGCAACTGAATTCTCAAAGGTTAAGGTTGTGCGCGGCAAGGAAGACTTTCTGATCTTTGTCGCGTGGTTCGATGGCAACAACTACCATCACAAGAAGTACACGGTTGACACATACGGACACATGCTTAACATTTTCACCAAAGAAACGGAAACTTTGGCAGAAACCCTTGGATATAGGATTGAACAATGATGAATCTGAAACCGACTGTTGAAATCGTTCTTGATGAGAACGTTTCTCTTCCTCGATATGAAACCGCTGGTGCTTCTGGTGTTGATCTGCGCGCCAGCCACGATATCACCATCCCCCCGAATGAAACCCGTCTGGTGAAGACTGGTATTCGTGTTGCGGTCCCGCGCGGGTTTGAACTGCAAGTGCGGTCCCGTTCTGGTCTGGCCCTGAAACATTCCGTGTTCGTGCTGAACGGCGTCGGGACGGTTGATGCCGACTATCGCGGTGAGGTGGGCGTGATTCTGCACAATGCTGGCTTTGAAGATTTCGTCATCGAGACTGGCGACCGTGTCGCACAAGGCGTTATCTGCCCAGTCATCCAAGCCGATTTCGTTCAAGTTGAAGTGCTGTCGGAAACCAAACGCGGTACTGGTGGTTTCGGTTCTACGGGGGTGAAATGAGAATGGATATCAAAGACAAGTTCAACAGCATCCGCAGGGCAATCACCCTGTATGGCGATCTGGAAGACGGTTCGTATCATCTGGGTCATTGGAAGTATACTCCAGCAATGAAAACTATCGCCCACGAAGAAGCTGGTGATGATTGGTCCGCAACTGTGCGCGACGGTGTGGTTATCCTAAAGGGAATCGAAGAATCAACGTTCCTGAAATGGGTGGAATGTGGTGCGGTCCCCGTGCTGACGCTTCTGCACGATGGGGAAGAAGCAATCTCGGAGTTCATCAAAGAGAATACGAAGTTCGCCCAACGGATTCTAACCACGGTGACACCGCACGGTTCGCTTGTGGTATGGTCTACCGACTGGCATGATGTGGTCCACGCACGCATTTTTGGTGAGAATGAGTTCGTCTATGATGTGATGGAAGAGGGCGTAACCGCCCACATCGTCGAAATGTTCCAAAGCAACATTTCCCCGCTGTACGTCTAACCTTTCGTCGCCGACGGGTGGTGTTGACAAAGCACCACCCCACTGCCATAATAACAACCATCGAGACACAACACATGAGGCTGATCATGTACCACGAAGCAACCACGCGAATCATCAGGGTATTTGAACTGGTCGGCTCGATGGCCAGCACCAATCCGAAAATTGCCCACATCAAACGTCTGTTCCATGAACAGTTCACCGTTCGCGATGTGGATAACGCGGCCAACGAAACTCCGCACATTACGGAAGCAGCATCCGAAGGTGCATACCGCCTTGGATACTTCATCGCACCACGGGTAGGATTCAGAAAATGAGAATGGTTCTTGAATGGATCGGTGAACATCACACGATCGCATACATCTCTGGTACAATCGGTTTCCTCGCAGCGTTTGTGCTGTTGAGAGCGGGAAAGCGGCGGCAGAAATGGAACTATCTGTCCATCAACCCCCAGAACCACGAACTGAACATCACCTTTGAGTAAACAACATGTTCACCATTATTTCCGTCTTTGGCATCACTGCACTGGTCCTTCTGGTTGGCATCTTCGGCGACCTTCCATCCGAGCGATGAATGGCGCTTGACAAACAAAAGAACGTCTGTCAGAATACACACCATCAACAACACTTCGGAGTAACACACAATGTTCCCCCTGATCGCCATCGCAGTTATCGCCATCGGTCTTGCCCTGTACGTCGCCGCCGAGGCCAAAGAAGAGCGGTATTCCCGCCCCTTCACCATCACCCACAAGACAGAAGCCCAGTGCTTCGCCAACCCAGATTCGGTGAACACCTTCTTCATCCGCGTGCAGCCGAAGAAACGTGCGCATGACAATGTTCTTCTGGAACTGCCGAAGCACCGCCAACAATACTTTTGGTTCAACAGCACCAAACGTGCCACGCGTGCCGACAGGGCCGCAATCAAACAGTGCCTTGAAGATGCTGTTGCAATCCGTCGGAATGTCGTTGTGGTCGCCCCCAACAAGGAAATGATCCAAGGCGTTCTGAACCTTGGTGTGAAGAAATACGGTTTTAAACTGGTCTAAGGAGGACGTATGTCTCAAGCTGAAGCGGGCAAGGGTTCTGCCCCAAGAAAGAACCGCGATGATCTAGCCTACGCAGAAGGCTGGGATCGCATCTTCGCAACGAAGAAGGAAGAGAAACGGACCACGGATGTTCCAGTGAGAACAGCTCCATTCGGCCAAGAACGGAAGTAAACCAAAGGTCCAGCAAAACACGAATTTCGCCACTGTAATTACAGTGGTTTTGGAGGCGCTTTTTCACGAAAGTGCCTCTTTTCGTGTCCACCCCTTACGAACTACACGTTTTGGCAAACCATCAAAATTCCCCGTGTTTTCGTGGGGCTATCGGCCCGATAGAGAAAATCTATGAAGACGGCTTGAAACCGTCCTTCTGGTGTGCTACAATGACGGTTCGTCAACTAGGAATAGAGCGATGGAAGAGCTTTACGTACAACAAAAGTATCTGATGTTCGCCAGTAGTTCCCTTTCGCAGTTCAAGCGCCGTGGTGATATGCTTTGGAACTTCCGATGCCCCTATTGCGGCGACAGCCAACGGAATCAGTCTAAGGCCCGTGGTTACGTCTATCGGAACAAGGAACGGCTTCTGTCGTATCAGTGCCATAACTGCGGCGAGAACCACAAGTTTAAACGGTTCCTTCAAGATGTGGCGCCGAACCTATATGCACAGTATGTGCTAGAAAGCTTCAAGGGGCAATCCGAACAGCCGCGACTGGAACCAATCAAGAACGATTCTCAAATGGATCAGAAGCCATGGCGGAAGGTTCTGGTTCCAATCAAGAAACTATCCAAGTTGCACCCAGTGCGGGAGTATGTCAAGCAACGGGCAATCCCACAAAGCCAGTGGGGGCGCCTGTTTTATTGCCAGAACCTGCAAGAAGCTGCCCATAAATTGGGCATAGATCAGGTTCTGCCAGAAGATGAGCGGCTTGTTCTGGTTGAGACAGACGCTTTCGATAATCTGATTCTCATCGTCTGTCGCGCCATGGGTCCATCCGATCTTCGGTATGTCACCCTCAAGCTCGACGAAGACGCACCAAAGCTATTCGGCCGCGCGCATGTAGACTATGGCAAACCCGTCTATGTGGTTGAGGGGGCCATTGATTCGCTGTTCCTTGATAACTGCATAGCTTCGCTAGACGCAAACCTGATGGCGGTTCGCCAAGGCGTCCCTGAAACGGCGCAACTGGTCTATGTCTGGGACAATGAACCACGGTCGCCAAACACTGTTCGCAGGATGGATGAAGCAATCGCCAAGCACGCTTCAATCGTCATCTGGCCTTCCCATATTATGGAAAAGGATGTGAATGATATGGTTCTGAACGGGAAAGATGTGAACGAGATCGTCAGGGCCGCTACATATTCTGGAATAGGCGCACGCCTAAAATTCTCAACATGGAAGCGAACCGATGAATACGCAACACGAAGGAAAGCCCCTAGAAGAATCGTTTGACCTGTTCTTCAATACCCTGCAACAGGAATACGAGCGGCGGCTGAAGGAACTGAAGTACAAGATTGGCGAGAACGGCTTCATCAAGCGCGAAGGATGCGACCGTTGCCCAGAAACTGGACGGTTCAAGTCATGGCAATAATCGGAATCGACTACAGCTACACCAGCCCAGCGATTACGGTTCTTGGCGATGACTTCAAGTCTTCCACTGTATACTACATGAACCAGAAGAAGAAGGTGGTCGCACAAGCCCAGAACTATAAAGGCACGCTGATGCTGAAGGATTGGGCAGCCCAAGTGGACCGCTTTGAGAACATCGCCAAGTGGGCCGTTGAATCGATTCGGCCGCACTGGACGGACGGAAGCGCCATCTACCTTGAGGGGTATGCATACGGCGCTGGTGCTGGTCGGGCCTTCGACATTGCCGAAAACGGCGGGATGTTGAAGTATCATCTGAAGCTGGCTTTCGGTGCTTACCCTGTCATTCTTCCACCCACCACCGTTAAGAAACACTGGTGCGGCCGCGGAAACGGGAAGAAGGAAGACATGGTACAAGCCCTAGAAGATAAGGAAGGTGTGAACATTGTCAAGTGGTTGTGCATGGATAAGCTTGACAGTCCAGCCCACGACATTGTAGATTCATACGCTATCGCAGTGACTGGGAGAGATACGCATGGCAACAGCAAATGAACTACTAGCATCAGCAGCGGCAATCGTCGCATCTGAGGCGACTTGGGTCAAATACGACAATGCCACTGACGGTTCTGGTCGGTTTGTTCCAATCGGAAACCCGAATGCGGAAAAGTTCGATGTTTACGGGGCGCTTCTGAAGGCCCACTGGGAAAGTGGCAACAGTTCGTGGGTGGAGTTTCACGAAGCGTATGAGATCGCCCGTAGCCGTATCCCAGCGGATTTCAGAAACCGTGACATTGAAGACTGGAACGATTGGGGGACGTTTGAGAACGCCATTCACGTTCTGACTGGTGGTGGCAACATTCCAACACCGCCTCCGAAACCGAAACCGAAACCAGACCCAGAAATCATCGTAACGGTTCTTGGGACAGAAAACAATGAAGTTGTGGTGTTTGACGGAAACGTCGTGATTCAAATTTAAAGGGATGAAATGGCAACGACATATCAACCAAAGGGCATCGGGGAACTGACCCAAAAGGTAATCCTCGACGGTTCGGAGCAGGTTCTTATAGCAGACGGATTTCAAGCAAAGCGGGCTAGTATCAGCGACGTTCTTGCTGCCGCTGGCCTGTCTCAAGCAGACCGAACCAAACTGAATTCTGCGGTGACTGCGGCTCAGCTGAATACTGCGGTGGACGCTGCGAAGACCCAGCTTGAACAAAGCATCACTTCTGGACTGGCAACCAAAGCGAACGCTGCTGATCTGAACCAGAAGGCAGACGTTTCCTCACTGTCGGCATATGCCACCACGGAAGCGGTTTCTGATCTGGTCAAGAAAGTGAACCAGAAAGCGGATGCTACTGCACTGGCACCACTGGCAACGACGCAAGCACTGAACACGCTTGCAACCACCGTAGCCAACAAGATCGATGCAACAGCCCTAACCCCCTATGCCACCAAAGCGTATGTTGATCAGAAGGTCGGCACTGCATTTGATCCGTCTGTTCTGGAACCAATGGCCACCAAAGAAGCGCTGGAAGAACTGAAAACCGTGGTTGCTGGTAAGGCTGCCAAAACGGACCTGACTTCTCTGGCAACGAAGGATGATGTGAACCAGGCAGATGAACGGATCAAGGCTGATCTTGCCAAGAAAGTCGATGCCGAAGAAGGCAAGGGTCTTTCTACCAATGACTTCACGAATGCCCTGAAAGCCAAGCTGGAAAATATGGCTTCTGGCGCTGGCGGTTCCGCTTCTCTGGATGACGTGAAGGCGACTGTTGAATCAGAAGTCAAGAAATCGATTGGCGCACTGAATCTGGATACTCGTTTCTCTGGCAAGGCGGATGCTACTGAACTGGCGAACTACGTCACAACCACTGATTTTAATGGTTACAAGACGGAAGTGACTGCTGCTCTGGGTGAGAAAGCGACCACGATTCAGGTAAATGCTGCTGTTGCTGGGCTGATTTCGGAAACCACCGCTGACGGCAAATACGTTCTGAAGGCCGATCTTGCCACACTGAAGACGGAAGTCGAAGGTAAAGCAACCGCTACTGATATCACCACCGCGCTTGCTCAGTACGCGACCACGAAAGCACTGACCGACGGTCTGGCAACCAAAGCGGAATCGTCTGCTCTTACTTCTCTGGCAACCAAAGAAGAACTGTCTGGTCTGCGTACGATTGTTGAAGATAAGATTGATGCCTCCGAACTTGATGACTACGAAACCACGGCTGAAGTGGATCGTAAACTTGGGCTGAAGGCAGACGCTTCTTCTCTGGCAAACTACGAAACAAAAACTGACCTAACAACGCGTCTTGCTGGCTATGCCACGAAGGAAGATATCAAGGGTATTGCCACCGATGGTGCTATCAAGTCGATTCAAACCGAACTTGAAAAGAAAGCCACCAAAGCTGAACTGACGGAACTGGCAACCAAACAGGAAGTGCAGAACCTGTCTGGCGTCGTTTCTGGCAAGGCGGATGTGACTGCCCTGACTGGTCTTGCTACCAAAGAGGACCTGAAAGCGAAAGCCGATGTGTCGGCGCTCTCTTCGCTTGCTACGAAGAATGAACTGAATGAAATTAAAGTCGATCTCGACAGCTGTGCTACGAAGCGCGATCTGGCCAGCTACGTCACGTCTTCGGATTTGGCCGAAGTTAGTAGAACCGTTGCCACTAAGGCCAACACATCGGCGCTAGACGATTATGAACGGAAGAGCGATCTTCAAGCGAAACTGGCGACGAAGGCCGACACTTCGGTACTAAGTCGGTACGCGCTGAAAACAGAAGTACCTGCCGCAGTTGATACCAGTACGTTTGCGACTAAAGCCGAACTGAATGGTTATGTCCAGAAAGAGGCTGGGAAGGTTCTGTCTTCAAACGATTACACGAATGCCCACAAGGCTGCAGTAGAAGGCATCGTTGGGAAGACGTTCCTGTCAGCAGAAGCGAACATCAATGAATATAATCTCCATGGTTATCGCATTACAAATCTGCTGTCACCAGTGAAGGCGGAACATGCTGCTAACAAAGAGTATGTGGACGCGCGGATCAACGGTTTGTCGAGCACATATGTTCTGCGTGAACGCGGAAAGGGTCTTTCCGAGAACGATTTCACCGCCGCCCTGAAGAGCAAGCTTGAAACGATCGACACTGCCAACTTTATGGGTCTTCTTGGCCCGTCTGGTGGTTGGGATGCAAGGACGAAAGTTGTTGATAATGTGGCTGACCCCGAGGCACCAGCACACGCCGCAAATAAGCGTTATGTTGATGCTGCAGTCGGAAAAATCGATCTTAGCGGCTACGTGCGGAAAGAAGCTGGCAAGGGTCTTTCTGAAGTCAACTTCACGAACGCCATTCTGAATGATCATAATACGGTTGTAGATGCACTGCGCAATCGTGTTGTAATGTCCAGAAGCACCGTCAACGGC